CTAATACCAAAGAGCCAATAATTACCAGACAGTATGTAGCTGAAAACGCAATCGTCATAAACTTTCTGCCACTCATTGCAATACCTCCTTATCGGTTTCTCTTCTCCTGTTTTTCTCTCTTTCCTCTAAGGCCTCAAACATATTCATTGCTAGTGAGAGTGATGTCATTGCCTCTGCTATATGGTCTTTAATGTGAACGTAATCTCTATTAAGTTGTCTCTTCTCAGCAGACATTAGAATTTTCTTTCTATCATAAATGCATAGTAATCTTGATTGCTTTGTGCTTCAAGAATGCCGTTCGTAAACTTATATCCATATGCCCACTCAGGGTCTTTGCCACTCTCTACGTCTATGTCTCCCCAGCCACACTTAAATATAGCAGTCCAGTCTTTCTTAAACTCCCAACCTACCTGTGCGTGAGCGCCTACTTCATCATCCCAATCCGCTTGTGCTGTGTAGTATTCTCTGAAGTAAGGGTCTAAATAATTTACACCCCCACCTACGTGTAAGTTATAGGGAAGATACCACTTTAAGGTAATGTAGTAATCAAGCATATTTAATCTGCCCATACCTTTGCCTGTATAAGGAGTTTCTACCTGTGTATCGTGTGCTACTACAGTATTAAAGCCTACTCCTAACTCTAAACCCAATTCAAATGGAATCTTTAATTTTTCCCCATTACTTAAAACTGACAATACTGGTATCCATAGTTCAGGTTCAAATGTCTTATTGAGTTCATATCCCACTTCTAGTCTAGGAGATGCGCCCATACCTTCTACGAGATAATCTTGAACGCCCAGCTTTACATTCACGCTATCTGCTGCTGCGTTGGCTACTATAAGCCACGCTGATAAAACTACTAATATTAAAAAAGCTATAAAACCTTTCATCGATTCCTCCTAGTTTACTTTTGCTGCGTTAAGGTCTAGGTTGATCAGAGGCTCTTGCTTATTATCCATTCCATATTCTACTGAACCGTCTGCTGCTTGCTTGATATAGCTTTTTTGCTTTCCTGAGCCCTCTACGCCTACTAATCTCCCCTGATCGTCGTACAAGCCTTTCATAGACGTTGCACAGCCTGTTAAAAATAGACATAAAATACATATCAGTATCCTCATTTGAGAGCCTTTAATATCAGCTTGACATCTGATTGTATTGTTTCAAGGTTTTTATCTAGTCGACTAAGGTCTCCCTTTATATGCTCACTGGTCTGCTCTAGTCGAGCTATTTGAATAGGCATTTTATACTCCTAGTTTAATTCTAATAACCATTATTAAAAGACCTACACAAGTAGATGATAGAATGGTAATCAAGCAAGTAACTACCCAAGTTGGTCTACCCAATAGTCGGTCTTTAATATCCTTTATGTCGTTCTTAATATCACTCATATCTCTTTCAAGAGATACTATTCTTTGCTCATTCTTAGTGCCTTTTACACATCCCTCTGCCATAGTTTGCTCCTTTAGTTATCTACTCTTCTTCCGCATACCCATAAATCTTCAGATAATGAGTAGATAAGTTTTATGGAGTCACTTAATCCCAATGTAAAAACTACTCCTTCTTCTAACGATAAACCATTTCCAGTTTCTAACAATATAGTATTGGTATCACTATTGCCTCTAAGTTCAACCTGTTGTCCGTCATAACCATCTGCTATTTGAGGATTAGCTGTTATATCTACTGCCCCGCCTGAACCCTGTATAACCATTATTGCACTTGTTACTGTAATTCCACCCGCTGCTGTAATGTTAGTAATATCTGACGGGACTTTGATTATGTTGCCATCAGTTTTTAATCCCTTACCTGTTACATAGACATTACCGTTATCATCCATTTCAATCGTAGAAGTATTGTCGCCTTTCGTCATTATTATCTTACCAGTTACGACAAGGTCAGCACGAGCCATAAAAGGCATTAAAAGTATTGCTAATATGATTATTATTTTCTTCATCTATTACTCCTTACGTTTGATTTATCTCTGCTATATTTGCTTTTGCTACTGAGTTTACTTTAGCCATATTGGCTGCTGCTACTCCATTTATCTTATGAGTCCAACCCCCCACTGCTGGTTGTTCTGCTCCGAAGGTAAGTTCATTACCGACAGAATCTATATTGTAATATTCAAACTTAACCCAATCAGCTGTGTGATTAGCGACATTAGCATCTCTTATTCTAACCTCGTCTATTGAACCGTTGAATAGATTTTTTGCACTACCGCCATAATATCTTCCTGCTATAGATGTTCTATCAAGTCCTGATGGTAGGGCATCGCTAACTGTATTTATCGCATAGCCACCAGCATCAAGATAGACAACTCTTGAAGTCGCATTAAGAAATACTGCAGTTCCCAGTTGCCATGTTCCATCAATAGCCCAGTCGGTTGTTGTTCCAACATAATTACCAACTCCCCCGCTGTATTGATGTGCAAGAACATCTTGCTCTGGGGTTGAGTCTCGCATCCAACATCCTATGGTCGAAACTGCATTTGCATCCCCTAGATTAACTACAGCTTGGTCTTGGTCCGTACTTGATGAAAACCAGCAAGTAAACGCTACAGGATAAGCAGTTATTCCAGAGTTATCGGCTCTTGCTAAGTATTCTACTGAAGCACTCGCAAAAGTATAGCAATCACCGACTACACCAGTAGCACCACTCGTTGGAGTATTGTAAGCTGTCATGGTGTTGCCGTTACCAGTTGAATCCGTTAAAGCATTCAAATGCCATACAGCAGCGTAGTCTACCCAAACTGCTGTAGGATTGGCTCCGTCTGCCGTGTCTGTTGATCTCCAATAAATATAAATATCTGTAGCACCTGTACCTACTGTAGTTACATCACTCTTAACCCAAAAGATAGCAGTTACAGCAGAAGCAGCACCACCAGTCCATGCTTGTCGTTCATAAGGTATCTCTGTTGAACCATCGTCCTCGGTAAACCTAATATCAAACCCATCAGCATTAGCGTCAGCCATATCTGAGTCAGCAGCTATCTTAACTAATAAAGGAAAATCAGTTAAGTCTGTACCAACATTAGTTGTTTGAATTGTTATCTTTTTACGCTTATCATATGTTAATGAATCAACTGTCCATGCAGCGTAAGAAGAAACTGTAATAGATAATATTATAAGTACTAAAATTAGTTTTTTTATCATACCACTACCTCTACCAATACGCCCGATGGATTAAAATAAACTGTTGTAGCTGTTAATGCTATACCAACTACCTGTACTTGGTCACCATTTCCAGCTGGTGCGGTCTGTGTCATTGTACCTGCGGTGTTAACATACATTATTCCGCCTACTGTCCAAGTCCATGCTGTATCTGTAATGATACCATTAAGTAAAACATCAACAGTTCCCGTCGTGCCTAAAGCAATACCCATACAAGGCATTGATGTAGTAGCGTTCATATCAGCGTCTACCCAATGACTATCAGTATCTAAATGAAGTAATCCACCTATGCCTACAGTATTTACATCTACTGTCATAGATACTATTATACCAGTTGCTTTATCTGTAGCTGATGGGGTAGGATTAAATTCTAACTTACCATCTGCAGATAAAACTACCTCTGTGAACGAACCAGATGCTGGAGTAGTGCCACCTATTGTAGCATCTACTGTACCTGCGTTAATATCTGCTGTTGTGGCTACTAATGAAGCTATTGTACCTAAAGAAGTTAATGATGAGGCTAATACATCAGCTTTTAATGTTGCACCTGTTAATGTGCCTGCTGCTGCTGTTACTGTTATGGCTTGACTACCGTTGAAGTCTACACCATTTATTGCTCTTGCTGTTTTTAAGGTTTCTGCTGTTGTTGCTGCTCCTGAAGTACATACTGTGTCATCGCCTGTATTGCCACCTGTGTTAGTGCCTGAGGCTGTGCCAGAGAAAGAGTTAGCACCAGCACCTAATGTAAGGGTAGAAGCACCAGCGTTACCTATTAATGTTACTGCACCTGTGTTTACTGTCAAAGCAGTCGTAAGAGTAGCATTGGTTACAGTATCAGCGTTGCCAGCTGTATCGGCTTTTCCCGTGGTATTTTGATTAAGAGGAAAGTCAGTAGTATATACACCATTAGTAACTGTTGCTGCATTACCTGTACAAGTGCTTGATGTTAAAGTATCTGATATTCTGGCATCAATAATCTCACCTGCATCAAAGAAGTCTGTTGCAGAGTCGCCTGAAGTCGCTACTGTATTATCGCCTGTGTTACCCCCTGTGTTAGTTCCTGAGGCTGTGCCAGAGAAAGAGTTAGCACCTGCTCCTAAAGTAAGCACTGAACCTGCTATATTTCCTGTAAGACCGACTGTACCCGTATCTACTGTAAGAGCTGTTGTAAATGTAGCGTTGGTTACCGAATCTGCATTACCTGTTAAAGCACCAGTATATCCCCCCGTTGCGGAATGTGTGCCTGTGGTAGATATATTCTCATCACCAAAACTTATATCTCCACCGCCAGCAGTAATTACCAAATCCCCGTCATCTCCTGCTATGGTGGTTATAGTTACTATACCTGCTGCTGTAGATACTTCTAAATAATCATTAATATCATTAGATGGGGCTAACCTTATTACTCCTTCATTGTTGAATAATCCAGCTGCACCAGCGTCATATTTAATAAGTGCAAAGTAGTTATTATCCGCATCGAAAAAAAACAGAGAAGGAGAATCGCCTACTCCATCGTCTATATTCACAATCCCTGATGAAGTAAGCCCTGTAAAAGTTGCAACTTCTGTTGTATTGAAAACTGCGTTGCCACTTTCGGTAAGGGTATCAGCTTCTAAAGATGTACCTAAATCATACGCATCAATTCCCATATCCGTTGCAACAACTGATCCAAAGGAAGGACTACCAGCGGCATTACCGTGCAAAACAGTAGTGGTTGTTCCTGTATTATCCGCTATGTTGGTAGCTGTAGCAGCCAAAGTACAAGCCCCATTAGCAGCTAAATTACTTATATCGTCCCAATTTATATCATCATCATTTATAGTGTTGTCTGCTAACGAGCCAGCCGTAACTTCTTCTTCATAATCAACATCAGTTAAATTTTCACAGGCTGATATGTTACCCGCACCGTCTGATTCTACTACACCACTTACCGCACCAACAATAGAATCTACCTCTGTTACTGTAAATGTCAAATCAAATGGATCAGCGTCTGAACCTGGGTCAGTATCTGTCCAATCTATATCTATTATTCCACTCTCTATGAATTTAACTTCCTCTGCATCTGAGATTGATACTTCTGTGCCGTCGCTATCCTCTAATATAAATGTACTCATAGTACCACCACCTGCAACTGCTTGCCAAGAGCAAGTGCCATCTCCATCTGCTCTGAGGTAATTAGTATCGGCTACTGGGCCTGTTGAGAGAACTGCTGTACCTTCAGGAGCACCACCAGCAGCTGCTTGAAATGTTGGAGCTGAACCTATACCATTAGAGGTCAACACATGGGTAGCTGTACCTATGGCTATCTCTCCAAAGGCAGTTGTAGTAGAGGCATACGGTATTAGATATTGAGTTCTTGCATAAGTATTTTGGGTGTCTGGTGCTAAGCCTGTGATAGTCAATACAGTATCAGCTTCAATAACATTGTTTGCAGCTGCTAAGGTTTTATTAGTTAAGGTATCTTCTGTGTCTTTGAGGACTACTGTTCCTGTAGCATCAGGTAAAGTAATTGTTTTATCGGGTGTGGTTGGGTCTTCTACTGTGAGAGTTGTTTCAAAGTCATCAGGAGTTGCTCCTTCAAATTCTATATCGCCTTGACTTGTAGTTAAATATAAATCTGTTGCTACTATATCAACAATGGTAAGTGTATCAGTTGTTTTATTATAGGTCATTCCTGCATCGCCAGCAGGAGTATTTGCACCATCGAAGAACATAACGTGGGTATCTGTGCCTGTGATTGCAGCTTGATAATCTGTTCCTGCGGAAGCGGCAGAGAAATTTGCCGACCCATCTGATTTTACTATTCCAGTTACAGCTCCAACAATAGAGTCTACTTCCGTTGCATCAAAAGTGACAGTATCACCACTCTCCGTGATAGTCATTATACCTGTATCAGCAAAAGTAATACCCAATCCCGCAGTAACATTCGCGTCTGGGCAGGTTATGGTATTGATTTCATTACTGGTGCTTCCATCTACTTCTGTTGCTGTAAAAGTAATCGTATCAGCAGATTCAGTAATTCCCATAATACCTGCTTGTGCGAAAGTGATAGCTTGACCTGCTGTAACATTTGTATCGGGAGTGGTAATGGTTGCTGCTGCGTGATGCGCTGAACCGCTGTGGGTTGAATCTACTGTAGGAGTTGCCCAAGAACCCCCCAATTCACCGCCTGGGGTTGTGCCTACGGGTATTTCTGCTGATAAGCTACCATTAGCTGTGCCTACAAGGTAGTCTGCGTCTGTTGGCGCACCACTTGAAAGACTTATGTCATCTAGTATGTCTAAAGCCTGTTGAACGTCTGTTTCGTTTGCTGATAATATACCGTCAAAGTAAGTAGTATCGGTATCGGTATTTTTAGCCTGATCCCCTCTCCATCCCGACTCACAATAGGCTAGTGATGTTATGCCTAACAATAACATTGTTATCAGTAGTCTTTTCATATCTACCTTTTTATAGGCTCTCTTGCTTACTTAATTTAGCCTGTAGTGTGTTTGCTACGCCTGCTCCGCTTACTATCATAAGTCTTGCATATGGCATTGCTACTGGTGATAATGATTCGCTATGCCAATCGGTGTCTGCTAGGTTTGTATGAACAGCACTTGCACTCTCTGGTACTACATAAGCTGCCTCATCTGCGCCTTCTGTAGTCGGCAATTTGTGAGATTGCTGTAAGTCTATTGTTAAATCTACTGCCCCTGCACTACCTGCTTTATAAGCTAATGCAAAATACTCACCTTCTTTAAGACTAAAAGCCTGTGAGTATATTGTTTCTCCTGCTGGTATTGTGATTGTAGTTAGATTCAAAGATGATAATACACTTTGTATATTTGGCCCAATACTACGTCCCATGTTACCCTCCTTATGCTAGGTCTATTTTGCCTAGTTTTAGTTGTATGGTTGTGCTTGCGTGATTGGCGCTTGGAGCACCAAGTCCTGTTATTTTTAGCCTAGCAAATGGTAGTGCTATAGGCTCTAGCTTCTTAAAATGCCAATCCTCGTCCGCTAGAGCTGCTTCTAGGGTTGTTATGCTCTCAGGGACTACATAGGTGTCGTCTGAGGCCTCTTCTGTGTCTGGTCGCTGATGTGATTGCTCTAGTTCTATTTTTAGCTTTACATCACCACCTGATGTTGCTTTGTAGCCTAGCGCAAAGTATTCACCCATTTTAAGGCTCATTGACTTTGTGTAGACTACTGCTGTAGTTTTTACTGGTATCTCTGTTACGTTCGCTATTGTTGGTATAGGGTCTACAAAAGGGCCTATTGACATAATATTTTTAAACCTCCACTTTTATCCTGCTCTTAGTTGTTTTAACACTTTTATTTTAGCGTCTATTCTGCGTTCTTTTAATATAACAAGCCTTTCTTTTTCACCTACCGATATCTCTCGCTCTTTTAGAATCTTCTTAGTCTCAGGAATATCCTTGGTCATCTTTTTTACGGCTTCCTTTTCTATGTCTAGTTTCTTTTGGAGCGCATCTGCTGTTGCAAGCAGTTCATTGGCCTGTTGGAATTTTTCTTTTGCATCTGCTATTACTAATTTAGTATCAGCTTGGTTCTTTTTTAACTCTATTTGAAGTTCTTCAATTTCAGCCATATCATTGCTATTCCTAGTTGCTTGGCTGTTTAGTGCTATTTTATCCGCGTCTAGTTGTGTCTGTGTGTCCTTCTGGCTGGTGTCCTGATCCTCTAGATGTATCGTTTGTTTTACAAGCTGATTGGTTCTGGTTGTATTTTCTTGTTTTTTAATGTTTATATCATGCTCACGCTCGCTTAGTTTGGTATTCTCTATTTCTATATATGATTGATTCTGGGCTTCTTTGTTATCTAGGGATATGGAAGTGCGGACATTCTTATCTTCAAGTATCTGAGCCTTTGATTCCCTGGCCGATACAGATTTTTCTCTCTCTGATATTTCTTTATCTTTTACTCGTAGGATATCTCGTTGTTTATTAACATCGGTACGTTCTGATTCTAACTGCTTTATTTTTGATTCATGCATTGAGTTTAAACTGGTTATTTCTTTATCAAATAATTCGTCTAGTTCTTTTGTTTTTGCTTCTACTGCCTTATTCACGGCTACGCTTATTTCTGATTTTAGCTTATTCTTTCTATGTTGTAAATTGTCTGTCTCTTGTATTAGCTTTCTTAATTCTCCCTTCCCAGGAAGTTTTTCCTTTCCGCCCCATCCTCTTGCCATATTACACCTCATGTCTGGGGAGAGGCTTATGCCCCTCCCCGTTAGATTATTACTTTATGTTTGTGCGCCTGTCCTGGAAGTTTCATTCCAAACAGTTCCATCACTTATGAACGTTATTACATATCTTTCATTCGCTCCATCGGCAAGTGTTAAAGTGCCTGTGGTATTTGCAAGGGTTGTATGAAAAGTCATAATTTCGTCCTGACCTGATGCTGCGGCAGCATCAAATATGATAGTCGCTATGTCACCTGCTGTACCGCCAGCGGAGAATGTTAGCGTACAATTCTCATCATCCGTGTCGATTGTGTAGGTGTATAGAGTGTCTGTTCCTGGAACAACTGTTATCGTCGCTGTTGTGTTTGCTGTGATTACTGTTGTTGCCACAGTTTCCAGAGCGATTGATGATGTTATTGATGGTAATGTAACCGTCTTAGATGAACTTGCAGCATCAGCTACAGCCAATATTGTGAAATAGGCATCATCGGTTGTACCACCCATAGCAAGCGGACTCGCACCTTCAATAACTACGACGCCACCCAAACTTGCGTCAGCATCAAATCTTACTGTCTCTGTTAGAGCCCCAGCTATATCCTGAGTAAATACAAAGTCAGTATCATTAGTTGCTCTTGCTGCTGTAGTCTGAACTATGTCCATCCTTGCGTGTTCTTCTGAGCCTGTAGCATCTTCAGGTCTGAATGAAATTGCCATTCCGTGAAGATCCTCTGCTGTTCCTGTAGCAGTTGCTAAAACTAAAACAGGATGAGCAACAGTAGTCTCAGTTGTATTAGCAGTAAACTGAAGATAATCAGAAGTCGTTGCACTTGAATTTGCAACTATTCTTACTGTCTCTGCTAGTGCGCCTGCTGTCATCTGATTTATTACAACATCTGAATCCTCTGCACCGTTTGTAGATGATGTTGCTACTACGTCAATAGAAGCATGCTCTTCCTCTGTACCTGTACCGTTTTCAAGGTCAAAAGTTAAGCCCGCACCGATACCTGCTGCTGCTGTGCCTGATGTAAAGTGCTGTATATTTGCTATATCAGTAATGCTTGTGTTGGCTGAATCTTCTATTTCTAGATTAACAGTACCCATTGTGGTTACTACACCTGCGTCTGATATTGTGAATCTTGTTAATGGGTCGCCTGGAGTTGTATCATCACAAGCAATTACCAAATCTGTAGTTGTTTGTGTTGAAGTGATTGTCCATTGTTCACCTGCTGCATCACCATCTCCAGCACTAAGTTTCAGAATAGCATCTCCTGAAGCAAGATCGCTCCATACCTCAAGCGTTGTTGCGGCATCATTAGAAGCTACTCTAACTGTATCGTCTGTTGCGTTGCTTATTACTTCTGCTTCTGTGAGAGTAATAGTACCATCTATGATAAGTGTTCCGCCATCTGATACGAATGTATGGTCTGTAACGTCTACTGAACCATAATCTATATCAATAGCACCATAGGCATCGATACCATTCCATAGTACCAATAGTGGTGTAGTGGCATTCTCAACGCCCCAACACATATCAGCATCCATGGTCGAACCATCACCCGCTATTAACATATCGTAGGTATCAAGGTAACCGATATACTGGTCGCCTAAACTTCCATCGAAGAGAAGGTATTTATCTTCTGAGTCTACACCATCACCGATAGTAATAGCTGTTAATGCGGCATTATCTACAATACTGATTCTTTCGTCAGTACCTAGAGTTGAGCCTACGCCCCATGCACAATCGTTGTCTGTGTCATCTCTACCAAAATACCAATCGTCATCATCAGTATCAAATAGGATGTATGTGTCTACCGCGGTGCCTGCTCCAAGTGATAGATAGCCTGCATCATACAGTCTATATACACCACCTGAGTCAGTAGGATAAACATATCCTGTTGCATCTGTCATAGGTGATACGACAGAGCCCCAGCTTGTTTTTTCTACTCCACCTAACCAAAGTGAATCTAGGTAGATGTTGTCTACTTCGTTACCACTTGCTCCTATGTCTTGGCTTGAGTCGTCTATAGGTACAAGGTCGCCAGTAACATCACATATCCACTGGTCGTTTCCTATGTAGCCTTTATCGGTATTAGCCTTTACCTGTGCCGCAAATGCTGGCACTTGTAAGAAACATAGAGCTGCAACAACGAGAATAGCCATCATTGTTTTTGATTTCCCGTACATCTTATCCTCCTTGTTATTTTACTAACGCTTCGCCTGTTTTTGGATTGTGGCCATATAGCCTGCCTTCAGCCTGATACCTTAATACTTCTTTCACTGTGGCCTTTATCCAACCCGCCTTTTTAGCAACTGTAGCTGTTTCTTTTGCTACTACTGGTTCTGCTACTTCTTTAGGCTCTACTACAGGGTCTGCCTTCTTAATTACTTTCTTTTTAGCCATGTTATTATCTCCTATACTTCGTTAGTGAATCCTGCTTTATCTAAGAATCTATCCTTGCCTGCGTGTTTCTTTGCATCTTGTCTAGATTCTATGTCAGCTTTTCCTTCGTTGATACAGGTTTCACAAGCGAGCCTTCCTTTGTACATCTTTAGTATTACGCCATTACCTGAGTCATATCCATCAGCACCCTCAGTAGTCCTAGCAACAGCATCGGCATCAGTTAGATCATCTGTCTGTGGTGATCCCTTTGCTCCGCATAGTTGACATATACCATATCTAATTTCAGGAAAACTCATTATTTATCCTTTTAGGCAGATGAACCGCCGCCTCTTGTCCATGTTCTGAAGTTCTTTATAAGGATACCCTGTCGGATATTGATAGAAGTCTTATATCCAAGGTTAGTTTCATCCCTGAAGAACCTTATTTCTGAGTTCTGTCTCTCTCTGAACTGCCAGTCGTTTGACTGTTTCTTACCTACGAAGAATGCTGCTTCACCTGATTCTAGGTAGTCCCAATCTATAACTGATACGAGCTTATAGTATGGGTTGATATCGTTTAACTGGCTACTTGGTAAGCCTCTTCCAGTATCAACGATTCTATCTGCTGCAAATCTATCTGCACCTGGTCTTACCAACAATGTATCTGCTGGATTCTGGACTATATTATCTCTTTCATCTCTGTTGTTAGTCGTGGTGTGTAGATTATATATAGTTGCGAAGTTATCTGGTGTTACTGTTAGAGCTGCTACAGAGTTGTAGTATGTTCCGCCACCCTTAGAACTTCTGGTGTTTGTTGACAAGTTGAACATTGGTTCAGAGTCATAAGGCATATCACCTGATGAGTCTGAGTTACCTGTGTGAGTACCATTGAATATGTAATCACCTAATAGGTTTCCACCTTCGTTAAAAGGTCTTGAACCCATTTCTTCTTTAGCAATTCTTACCTGCTTACCCCAACTATTGGCAAGGTCTTTCAATAGGTTACCGAGCTTTACTGTATCTTCTACGGCTTCCTTTGATAGAGCAATACCATCACTTAGAGTGTGATACTTTACTAGGAACTCCCAACCAATTACAGGACTCTTGAACACAATCTCTTGGCCCTCTTTGGTATGCCTAGTTAATTTGCCAGCGCCTAGTACCTGCGTAATCTTATCACCAGCACCGCTTACGCTGTTTACAACCTTCAATACCTTATTATAAACGGTATCTACTTCCTTATAACCTTCACGCTCTGCCTTGTACATATCTTTAAGGTATAGAGCTGTCTGATCTGCGCGTATTCCAGCCATGATTAAATTTTACAAAGGCTTATATTTCCTTTGTACTCCTTTGTTTGTGCTAATTGCGTTAATTTACTTTTTCTATGTTCCATACTCTATTATGTTACGTCACAACCTATAGTTGTCATATTCTGATAAAGAACCATGACATCTACCCATTCATTATTAACTAAATCTCCGTTAACTATTCTTAGTGTTCTCTCTACTGATGCGTCTAGCTGTGCGCCTTGAACATTGTTTGATATTGCTATATCGCAGTCTTTACCCTTCATCAGGTGTGTGTATGTACCTGAATCAATAGGGATACGATATACTGCTGTTGGATCACATACTATCTTGCGTACTTCATCACCATCTGTAGTAGCAATAGCTTCACATTCTAGGTGACCTAGAAGCTCTGTAGAGCCATCATCAGCTAATGTTACTGTATCAGTACCATCACCTGCTCTTGCTACGAACTTACCACTTGCGGCTAAGATTGTCTGTGCAGCAGTTAGGATGTGGTCGTATCCTATATTACCACCAGATATCTGCCCGTATTTTAACTGTTTTCCTACATCCATTTTATTTCTCCTTGTTGTTATTCTCTTCGTCTTTTAGAATATCTCTATATGAATCGTGAGCCATCTGTTGAGTTATGCCTGGGCCATCAAACATTTCTTCTGCCCTCTTCTTTTCGGCATCTGTCAGAGACTTAGCACCCTTGCCTGCTGGTGCTTTGCCTTCAGGTGGCCTACTACCATTCAGTATCTTTGCTTCTTGGAGTCCACGCTTATATTCCTTTGCTCCGAACTCCTTCTTCTCTGCTTTCACCTTATTTACATCATCGTCATATTTGCCACCTTTGACAAACTTGACGTAGGTGTCTACATTGAAGTTATTACTTACTATCTGTGAATCTGTGAGTTTCTCTATGAGTGGTTTAATCTCTGGGATAAGTGCTTTATCCGCTTCAGGGATTGAGTCATATAGTGTGTCCCGCTTTACCCTTGCCTGATCTTTAAGTTCACTTCTAGCTGATAGATTCTGTTTATCTATAGCTTGCTTGAAGTCTTTAGCTGCAAGCGTGAGAACTTTGTCATCATCAAGGTCTTCGGTTATCTTAGGATAAGCCTCTCTATAAGCATCAACAGTTTCGTCCATAGATTTCTTTTTGCCATCTATCACAATCTCACCATCTCGCATAAATTGCTCTACTGCTTGAACGGTAACTTCTCTGATAGGTTTCGCTTCCTCTTGAGCCTTTGATTCTTCCTGATTCTTAGAGATTAGACGCTGTAGGTGAAGGTTAGCTTTTGCAAGCTGCTTCGGGTCGTCTTTATACTTCTCTTGAATTTTGGCCATGCTCTCTAGGTCTGTGCGAGCTTCGTCTTCAGTTACCTTGTGTTCCTCTGCGTAGGCCTTAACCTCTGCTTCGGCTGATTGCGTGTCGGCTTCTTCTCTGGTCTTGACTATCTCTGCCTTCTTAGTCTTATCCTCATCACTTAACTCCTCGTCTTTCTTGGCTAATAGATCATCTTCTTCTGTCTTGATCTTGACCTTTTCTGCCTCTATATTCTTGACGAGTTCAACTTTCTTAGTCTTTTGGTCATCAGAAAGTTTGTCATCCTCTGTGGATAATAAGTCCTCATCGGTTATGTCGGTTTCCTTCTTAGGTGCGACTTCCTTTGATTCCTCTTTATCCTTATCAGGCTTCTTTTCTTCTTCAGGAGCTTTCTCTTCTGGCGATTTTTCTTCCTCTGGCTTTTTCTCTTCTTCGGGTTTCTTGCCTTCTGATTCTGCAAGTGCCTCAAGAGCTATAGCCTGATTCTGTTCGTCAGTTAAGTTACCTTCCTGTGCTTCTAGAGTTGCCTGATCGATCTTTATATCACCCATGTTACTCCTCCTTTTGCGGGCCACCTAAGTGGGTATCGCTTATATGGTTAGCAGGCTCTGAGTTGTTCAGAGGTGCTGCCTGTGTTTCTACGTCTGCTACAAACTGATTACCTTTAAATATCAACAGTGAATTACATTTGGTGCATCTGGTTCTACCCTCTTTAGTTAGATTTGTTACATCGTATATACATTTAGTTGTGCCTATCTCCCACTTAATCAAGAGTCTATTACACAACGGGCAACGAAACTGCAGCGTTTTACCCATTATTTCCCTCCGATTATAGGGACTTTGGTTGCCTTAACTCTACTAATAGCATCTCTTATGGTCTGTATTGCTAGGGCTTCACTCTTTAGGATTATATTCTCGGTTACTTTCAGGTGGTGCGATATCTCCTTTATGCTGTAACCGTTTATCCTTAATATCAATATCGCGCGTAAGTTCTTTAATGCCTCTTTGGTGGTATACATAGATGGCTGCTTGCCTGCTACGGCACACCATTTATTCTTAGTTGTCTCTGATATGCTGGTTAACAGCGATATGCCATACATTAAGAATGCTGACCTATCCTTTGGTGGTGCTATAGAGATAGGGTTCTTAGCTGCTTCCTTCTTAGCATCTGCCCGCATAGTCTTGTCTTTTTCCTTTAGGAAGTTACCTGCCTGCTCTATGCTTAATGGCTTCTGTGGCTTTTTATCCTTATCGCTTTTCATTATTGCATCTCCGAGTTTTGTCTGCCACCATATCCTGAACCTGGCTCAGTCTTCTGTTCTGGTGGAGTCTCTTTGCTTTCCTTTTTAGGTTTTGGCTTGTCTTTTTTAGCCATTATTTCTTCCTTCTTCTGCTTGCTGGTTGACCTTTACCCATGCCTGAACCATCTCTGCGTCTCTTACCGCCACAACTGCCTCTTCCTCTAGCCATGATTACTCCTTCGCATTTTTAGCTGTTTTGGTTAGTATTCCATCCAATACCAGCATAGTGTTTATACAGCTTCTAAGGTAATAAGCGTCCTCTGTAGGATTTGGGTACATAGGCTCGCTTAGTTGTTTGAATACGCTTATTTTGAATGTCTCTAGTTCCTCTTTCATTTGCTTAAACTTAGGGTCATCCATACATGTCTTGGCTAGTTGAATAAGGCTTTCTTTCTTTATGGCTAAGTCCTTCTTTACCTGCTCTGCCTGGGCTATCTGTTGCTTAGTAGGCTGCATATATGGATTCTTATTGAGCATTTTTCTCGTTCTCCTTTTGTATTTTAGGATCTATTGCGCTCACGGTTTGCGCCCTTAAATCTCCAACAACTGCCATTAGTTTCTCTGGGTCTATTGGAGCGTCTACACCTGTAGTCTGTTCCTCTTTTTGCATAGCTTGAGCATACATGGCCACACCCTGAAGTGCTGCCTGTGCTTGCATTTTTTGGAACTCAGACATTGTAGGTATCACACGACTTGCTATGTTCTTCCACTTCGGACTCCATCCTGTTACGAGCTGGTTCAATAGTGTGTATACCGCATCTGGGTTCTTTGCTATTAGAGGTTCTTGTCTGATGGTCTGATATAGGCTTAGGTCTAATACCTTCTCATTTACCTTATCCTCTACAAATGCGTATGCTTGAGTTTCTATGCTTGTTCTAGTTACCATGTCATTGCGGGTTAATGTAGCGAATGGATTCTCATCTGATGACCTCTCTGGTGATGGCTTATACTCCTTGCCCTGCTTTGACATTTGGAAATACATTGATAGTAGTATGTAGCCTATCTCGTTAAAGGTTGGCAACAGGTGCTTTACGTAGTCCATGATGCCTCTACCACTCTGTTGTAGGAGCGCCATAGTCTTTCTGGCTGGTGCATTAGGGTCAAATGGACTCTCTGCTCCACTCATAAGGCTTGACACACGGCTTACCTGATCGTCTCCTAGCACTAAATACTGCATAAGGCTTAACATTCCGCCTATATCTGCTGGCTTCATATACTTCTGTAGGAAGTCTATGCTACCTGCGTCTGCTTCTATTGGCACACCATGAGCGAATCTTTTCTCTAGGAACTGCGCTTGAACCTCTGGGTCTTTAGTAATAGGTGTTACGGTGTTGGTTATGTATGCTGTCTCTAGGGTTGCGTTCAAGATAGCGTTCTCTGCTATGTTTGAATCTGTCATATCCTCTGCTACGCCTGGTTGATATATACCTTTTTTCTTACGTTTGAGTGTAAATGGTAGATAACAACAAGGGACGGCATAGTATGGATACAGGGTTGAGCCTATAATTATCTTCTTTTCCTCTGCCATCCAGCATATGATTTTAGTCTCTTCGTCATTGTCTGGGTTCATTCTGAAGCAATATGTGCATTTGAGGATATCGTAATCTAGTGTTTCGTGGTTCTCTGGGCGCTCGCCATCCTTTAGGTTGACTAGGTCATCTATATCATAGAACTTATCAGCTTGCTCTTCCTTCTTTAGTTCCCACCAGGTGAAGTTCTCTCTTACGGCTATGAGCCTTGTAGTCTTTAGGCCTTCATATCCATCTGTCTTTGCTCTTACCAATACGTCCTTGATGTCATGGAATTTAGGCTTTGGGTCATTGTATATGGTCTCTTTGTATACTGCTACAAACTCTATATCCTTGCCCTCTGATAGTGCTTTACATTTGCCTGGGTAGTCCTTTAGTGCTGATGGCCAGTTAGATAAGAACTCATCAAGGCCTTTACTCTTCATTTGAGGGCCTGTATTATCTGCGTTTGGTATAGGTTGGCCTGATGGGTCTTTGGCTATTTCCATCTTAGACTCGTAATACTCTTCACGCTTGCGTGGTTCACGCTTGATATCGTGGAATAACTCTAGCCAGCCTAGCCCCTTTACTGCTGCTGAGTGGAATACTAAGTCCATTTCAGGCTTGAATGGTAGGTTATCTACCTTATAATCTAGGAAGTCTTGCTGTTTATTGCATATCTCTATGTTACCCTTGCCAAACTCTGGCCTAGGGGTTACTGCGAATATAGGGTCAGTCTCAAAGAATGCCTCTGAGCATGATGTTACTATATTATCTATCTTGACTTTAGTTATATTACGGTTAAGATTGAACTGCATGAGTTCATCTTCGTTGACCTTGCCGTCATATTGGTTGTCTAGAGCGTCCCATTTAGCACCTAATTGCTTGCTATCTCTTTCCTCTTGTATTACCTTGACCTCTGCTTTGAGTTCTAGGACTAGCCTAGTTCTCTGTTCTTCGGATAGTTCTAGCTTTTCCATATAAGCAGGTATTCCTTCTTCTTGCATTTTCTTATCTGATATGCTCTTAGGGTTATTCTCAAACTTAACTTCTTTGATTATCTCTTCAGCCATAATCGATATTCCTTTTCAGTTTTGTTGTGCTTTGTTTGGTTACACTTAGCACAAGCAATATCCAAATTGTTATACTCATTAGTGCCACCCCGTGATAATGGGGTTTTATGTTCTAAATGGTCTTTTTTGAATGCAACGGGCTTTAAGCATAGATAGCATGTTAATGTACCGTATCTCTTTATGTTGTCCTCATATACGAGTTGTATTGTCTTAATATTTAATTCCCCACCATTTTTACTTAAAGTCCTTCTTTTCTGACTTCTTAATTTTTTATATTCTGTTGTATATGATAATCCGTGATTATATTTTTGGCTTATTCCTTTTTTGTGATACCATTCTTTATTTTTATTATTTATATACTCTCTGTTTTTACAGCGATATTCTCTACGCTTCTTATTTATACTCTCTTTATTTTCTTGGCGGTATTTTTTATCGTACTCCTTAATATATTCACTATTTGAGCTTTTGTATTTTTTGTTATATACACTTATACCTTCTTTGTTTTTCTGACGGTATTCCTTCTTATATTTATTTAAAGACTCACTATTTTCTTGATTGTATTCTCTATGGCGCTCATTTATGCGCTCTTTATTCCTTTGATGATATTCTTTATTGTATGCTCTTTGACATTCTACTTTAAGCATTCATCCTCCAAAACCCTTTTTACGCCTTCGCTCTTCTATAAAAGCTTTTTGTTTAGCATGAGTATCTTTTGTGTTAATCGCTTTATAGGGATATTGATTGCGAACATAACTCGCAATTGCCCTGCAAATAACTAACCCATCCTGATAACCGTCTTGAGATTCAATTTTCGTTACCTTGCCAACCTTATCTTTCTTTATAATGAATGTCCTCATCTGGGATATAATCTTCTCTGAATTGATATCTGTTGTATTGTTCTTTACCTCTTCTGCTAACTGTGCCAGCATTGATGGCCTTGTTACTGATGTAGTGTTGAAGCCTAGTTCCTCTGTCTTTACATCAATACCGTCTTTGTTGATCACCTTGCGGTAGATATTACCATATTTAGAGTGTATTAGCTGATTGACCTGATAGCCATAACCCTTGCTTTCCTGAGCTATAAGACCTAGATTGAAATAGTTGCCTAGCGCTATCTCTAGCTGTGCAAGCTCTTCAGGTGTTATCTGGCCTGCTACGATCGCTGCTGTGGTGTTGAGCCGTTTATTAAGCACCAGTATTGAGGCCTCGTCTGCCCCTACAGCCTCTGAAGCGTCACCAGTGACTAGATACTCCTCGCCTGCCTGCGGGCGCTCAAATAGCTCTATTCTGCCATGTTTGATGTCTCTCCATTCCCACTTAAGGTTCTGAAAGAATATCTCGCCTATGGCTATTGGTCTCTTGGTCATCTGCTTCTCTAGGCCCTTGCGATCAAAGAACAGTTCACCACTAGAGGAAAAAGCGAGTTCCCACGTGGCAGGATATTCCCTATTAAAAACGCTCAAATCTCCTTGGCACTTGTTTACAATAGCATATCTACGCCAGTTTATCTGTTCATCAGTTAGTTTATGTTCTTCTTGTAGGTCTTTTTCCTCTTGTTCAAATAACTGAATTGATGTATCAGCATCAAATAGTATGCCATCTAAGGGGTACATGATGCCTGATTCTACCTTTAGGCTGTACTCATCCATCTCAAACCATGGGAAAAACAGCGGTATCCAATCTGTCTTACCCTCTACTGCTCTTAGCCATTCCTTATAAAAGTCGCCCATACCATTAGCTGTGGTCTCCCCTATAACCATAGTGTTAGGTAGATCAGGGACAGTTTGGTTCAAATCCCCCATTATTGTCTTGAAATCCCTGAAATATGCTATTTCGCTCAAATGACATAATTGAAAGGTTCTTGACTTAGCTGCTTCTGTATTTTCCGCAGAAGCTATAAGTATTTGTGAGTGTATACCATCAAATTCTAGTTTTTTTTCATTGGACTTCTTTAACGCTGGTGGAATATGTGGATCAGTCTCTTCTAGTTTCTCCTGGTACAGCTTTGACATTTCAAATAAATTGCTAGCATGATCCTTTTCATCTGCTAGAATAAGCGAGTTGGTATTTTCTCGCTGTGAAGTTAGAGCATAGATGATAGACTCTATCAGGGTAGAATTATGCGAAACAAAACCCTCTGCTATATATGTCTTATGTGATGTTTGCAAGTCTATCATTCTTTGTCGTCCTATAGATTCAATCTTAACAATTTTAAACCACGCTTGTCCACCTCTGCCCCTACAAGGAAGTGCTTTGTTTGCCCACCATAATTTATTTATGAGCCTTGTTGGACGAGTTAGCCCTACTATTCTAAATAACTCATCTATTCTGCTTACTGTTAATCTGACTACTGGATTGCCACTAAACTTCCCGCCTTCCTTAGCGGACCTTACATCTAAATATTCCTGATACTTATAATCATTATCAATCAAATAATCTCTCATTCTATCGCAAACAGGCCCTGGTCTTTGAGTAAGTTTTAAATCATAACCACTTCTCTTTGTTCTTCTTATTGAGCCTTCACCATCTATCATACCGCCAAACCAGCCATCCTCATAATTAGACTTACCCCAAACACGGGTAATATTACGAATATTAAGCCCCTCACGCATATCATTAACTTTTGTCCACTTAGTTCTTGAATGAGAATCTTTCTTTGTTAAAAAACGATGATTTGCAGTAGCAATAAGAGTTCTACCATCTTCTAATGTTATTTGAAATGCTTCATCAATAATCTCTTTTTTTGCTTGCACTGTACCATTTCTTAATCTTCTGGTAACTGTCTTTGCGTCTTCATCTGTACAAACCACATTATCATCTACCTCTAAGTCATCAATACGAACCCATTTTAAATCCGAAGTTAATACTTTAGTATTTGGATCTAAACACATTCCGCCCTGTCTATATTTCAATAACCATAGTCTAATAGGCTTGTTGAGTTTACGAAGTTCTACAATTTTATTGAATAATTTCTTCTGGGTAGTGTTAAGTTCAAGGCGCACCATCTCACCTGCTTTGGTCTTGATATGGAGCATATTGCTCTCTACCAGCTTCAGAGGATTATGCTGAATAGTTATGCGCTCTGTATCAAGTAGCTCTTTGTCTGTTAACTCTTCAAGACAAGAGGCTTTTGATTCTGTTAATGTGGGCATCTCTTTCCTTTGCGCTTAGTTTGATTTCGCCTGAGTGTTCTATCTTTTTGATGAGTCTGCCTGTTACCTCGTAGGCTAGCTTTAGTGCTGCTATCTGTACTGTGTTATCTGGTGATTTGTATTTTACATCACCTATTGAAAACTCTCTTTGTGCATTTAATAATTGAATATGCTTTTTTAATAGCACATCTTCTGTAAGGCCATTGTCTTTATATAATTTATCTATAGCTTCTTGAATAGCAGGTTTTTGTAGGTTCTCTATAGCAACAACGTGTAGGGTATTGTTGTTACCTTTGTAGCCTGCGAGTTTTGCGGCTTGTGTGCCGTTACCGTTTTGTTCAAAGTAATGTTTTATGAATTGAGTTTGTTTCAAGGTGAGTTTTTTCTTTTTCTCCGTCGACATAACACTCCTTTGTTAAATAAAAAGATGAGTAGACAGCATATATGCCTACTCATCTATAATTTGGAGAGCTACTCCTTTATC